AGGATCGGTTGTAATCTCTCCCCCCTGATAATTCACATTTACATTATATATATATACCGGGCACAGAACGAAACGTATAAGGAGGTGGGCTGCGAAAAACGGCGAAAAGCTTTGCCTGTCAAAGAGTTATGCGTGATGGCTGCATCGGGCCACGCAAAACGAAACGTTTACATGGGCTTACATAGCGTTTAATTTTGAGGGTGTAGGGCAGGGGAGAGGCTTGCCGAAAGTTTACATCTGAGGGCTGTATGGTTTGCATACGGCCTTTTTTATTGCCTATGCGGTAAAACCCTTTATATACGGGCTTTTGGCGCGAATATGGGGCTGATTGGGGCTGACGTGATAAGCAGCTTGTCGTGTGGTAGGGCAGGGGAGGGGCAAAGTAATAATCATCACTTTGGTACGTAGAATTTTTTTGGTGGATATTCAGGTGGATATTCGGAACTGGATATTCACTTCAGGGGTAACTGGATATTCAAAATAGGGTTTTGGATGGGTGGGATAGAGAGGGGGAAAAATACTGTTTTTTCTGCGATAGCCCCGAAAAACGTGCCGATAGATACCCCTAAAAAACCATACTATTTTAGTGCCGGATGGGCAAAAAGTACGTAAAATCAATGCTTTGCGAGCGTGCAATGCTGCTTTTTGAGGGGGAACGTTCGGAATGGCGGGATTCGGAGGGTATCAGCAGGGTACGCATGGATGTCATCAGCGGCGATGTGCGTGCCCCCAGATGATGCGCATGCCCCCTACCCGACATTGGCAATCTCTGAAGTATTGACATCCGAAGCACTGTGCCCCCTTCCTTTCTTGAATTGTTCGATTTGCTCGCGGAGCCGACCTAATTCTTCGGCCTGTTCCCGGATAATGGCATCTTTTTCGGCTATGGTATTCAGTAGCCGGTCAAGGATTAATGGTGGAATGTCTTGCCCAAGTGTTTGATTTTTACTATCTTTATAATCGCTATTAGTAGATTCTTGTGCTTGGAGATTCTCTGGGGTACGTTTCGTTTTAAGCATATCCCCCTCCCCTGTCATAAGCCATTCTATACTTACTTGTGGATAGGTGGCGAAAAATTTTGTAATTACATCTTCGGTTATCCCTGTTTTACTCTCCAAAGTACCACGCGATACCCCTATTTTTGCATAAAAATCTCGCTTGCTGATACCCAAAGTACCAGCAAAGGACAAAATTCTTTGTTTTATTGGCGAATTATTTTGTTCTTTTGCTTGCATGGTGGCGAAATGTTTTGTATCTTTGCATCGTGTTCAATGAAGAACGAGCGGCCAAAGATAATGAAAAAGGCCGAGATTAACGAATTTTAGAAATTAAAGAATATGAACGACGAGATTAAAGAATGGAAAACGCAGAGCGTGAAGCACAAGATTGCGATGCTGCTGATAATGGACGGCATCAGCTTCAGCTACAATGAGGAGGACGGCATCGTATTTACCGCTCCTGAGTTCTACGTGGAGCGGATGAAGGAAAGGCTGGTAAACTGCTACGGATGCAGTTTGAAGCCCATTATAACCGAGTATTAACGAATAAAATAAGTGAAATTATGACACAGCAAGAATTTACGGAACGGACGGGAATAACTCCGACAGCTGAGGATTTTGATTACATCCATGCGGTTTATCTGAACACATCGATGGACAAGGACGAGTTCTGCAAAGACTTCAAGAAACATGGGGGCAGCCGGATTATCCGCGATGTTCATGTGCGAGTGTTGAACTATGAGATGAAATGTGAACGGCAAAAGAAGGTTATCGAGGACCTGACTGATTTTCTGATTAGCAAGGCGCATACGTATGATGATACCGATTTCCGCAATCAAGCGGTAAGAATGGCCGGCGAGGTGGAAGTGGTCAAACGGACAATCGAATTGGGGCTTCCGCTTTGGGATGAAGACAGGAAGGTTGTCCTTTCGATGATAGAAGAACAAGGCAAATAGATTGCCGGATAACTGGCAGCCCGGAAAGACGGGCAAGGGGCGGCAGGCGCGGCCGGAAAGTTGGTAAATCGAAAGCGTAGGACAGTCGTCGGGGTTCGAATCCCCGCGCCCCACCAAAGTTTAATCATTAAAAACAAGTGAGATATGAACGAGCTTTTAAGTCAGGAAAAGAGAAGGTACATCCACATCATGAAGGAAGACCGGGAGTTTATCATGAAGGCATTGGGCGTAACGGAGCGCACGGTGTTCAACGCCATCCGCTTTGACGAGAAGCGTGGCAATACGGACTTGGCAAAGCGTATCCGTAAGTTGGCAATGGAGCGAGGAGGCATTGTGATGGTGGTCATTCCTGAAATAGAAACCCTGTTTGACGCGGATAACTACATGCGCCAATACTTCCCTAACGGAGCGTTGTTGGAGATAAGTAAAGATGACGGTAACGCAGCTATTTATTTCAAGGGTGAACGTGTTTGGAGCGCAGCTTCAACAATGTGCAGCGAAATTAAAGGGTTTCAAAGCCGTGCTATGGCATTGAAGTAAGGAGGTGGCCATGTTAGGGTATTACAGCAATAAACTTTGTATATCGGCGCGCGAACTGATTGATAGCGGCATTATCACGGAGTCTACTTATAGGAATTGGACGAACCGTGGCCGTATCATGGTGGTACAGCGTGGCGGTGGTGCAAAAGGTAGTTGTGCCCAAGTTGCTGTGGATAGCCTGCCCACCACTTGTCGGGAACAAGTAGAAGAAAAATTCGGTTGTGATGAAGCCCGCATCACCGCCTGGGTGATGTCGAACTACGAACTTGACCAGGCCGCGCTGGCCTTCTTCATGGATTGGGCCTCCGGGCACAAGAGCGACCATGCCACAGCGAAACTGGCGCACAAGTACGCGGTGAACGCTTCTGTGCTGAACACCTGCATCAGGCTGTACGAGCGCGGAAAGGAACGCGAGAAGCTGATGGGCGACAAATACGACTGGTCGAAGATGGCCAAGGTCATCGAGACACTTCGCGAACAGCTGGGGCACGACCTGCCGGCCAGCACGCTGCGCTTCCGCAGGAAGGTGAACGACTACAAGAAGTTCGGCTATGAATGCCTTATCACCGGCAAGTTCGGCAACCAGTGCGCCCGCAAGGTGGACTACAAGACCGAGCGGCTCGTGCTGAGCCTGAGAGTGCTGCCCAACCAGCCATACGGAAGCGACGTGCATGAGATGTACATCCAGTTTGTGTGCGGCGAGCTGGAGGCATGGGACTTGGAAACCGGCGAGATATTCAACCCGGACGACTTCACCGACAAGAACGGGGAGCCGAAGGAACTCAGCGAAAGCACCATCCGCAACATACTGAACAAACCGAGCAACAAGCTGCTGGTGGAACATGCCCTGCGCGGCTACAGCACGTTCATGCACGAGCAGATGCCGCACATGCACCGCCACGGCGGCGAGTTCTCCCTGAGCCAGATAACGATGGATGACGTGGACTTGCCGCGCCGCATGAAGGGGAACGAGTATGTGCATGCCTACTACGCCTACGATGTGGTAAGCCAGTGCAGGATTGGCTTGGCTTACGGGCGTGACAAGGATGACAGCCTGGTGGTGGAGTGCTTCCGCGACATGTTCCGGTTGATCGCACGGCACGGCTGGGGCATCCCGGCAGGCATAGAGGTGGAGCAGCACCTGATGAGCAAGTACAAGGGCGGCTTCCTGAACGCCGGCGAAGTGTTCAAGTTCGTACACTTCTGTGCTCCGCAAAACTCGCAGGAGAAATATGCCGAGCCTTTGAACGGCGCGTTCAAGACCACGATAGCCCACAAGAACCACGAAGGCGTGGGCCGCTGGTATGGCAAGGGGGCACGCCGCGTGGAGCAAAAGAAAATCAGCGACATCAGCAACCACACCTGGGAGGACAAGAAATACTACACCTTCGAGGAACTGGTGGCCGATGACCGCAGGGACAGTGACGAATGGAACCACTCGCTGCACCCGAACCAGAAAAAGTACCCCGGCATGACCCGTTGGGACGTGCTCGTGGCGAAGATAAACCCGACCCTGCGCCCATACGACAGCCTGACACTTGCCCGGTATATCGGCGAGAAAGTGGAAACCAGCATACGTCGCAACTCGACGGTGCGCGTGGCCTACGCGGACTGGTGGATAAGCGGCCCGGAGGTGCTGGAGGAACTGGAGCCGAACAACCGCAAGGTGACGGCCTACTACCTGCCGGACGAGGAAGGGAAGCCGACCGACGTGTACCTGTTCCAAGGCGACCGCTACATTGACAAGGTGCGCCCCGTGAAGACCTACAGCCGCGTGATGGCCGAGCAGACGGACGAGGACGTGGCGAACTACATCGAGCAGCAGAAATACGTGTCGCACTTCAAGAAATACCTGCGTGACAATGCCATCACGAAAGTGGGCAAGGCCGAGGCTGGGCCGCAGGCCTACGCGGAAGAAACGGATACGGAGTGCTATACCCTGCCTCCCGTTCCGGTGCAGGACGAGCCGGAAGATTACGAATGGAAGCCGGAAATGGACAGCAGCAGGCGGGCATTGGAAGACCTTTAGAACAACATTAAAACAGCGTTAGATTATGATTACAGAAGCGCAAAAACAAAGAATCATGGAGGCGATAGCCGCGAATCGCGCGAACTATCCGAGCGACGCAAAGCATGCCGCCTCCCTCGGCATCACCACATCGGTGTACAGTGCCGTAAAGAACGGTCAGACGGACAAGGTATTGAGCGACGCCAACTGGATAGGCATCGCCCGGAGGCTGGGCGTGAACCTGCGCGGCGGTATGGAATGGAAGGCCGCCAAGACACCCACTTTCGAATACATCACTTCGCAGCTGGAGATTTCACAGAAGTCCTGCCTTTCGGCCATCCTCTGTGACGTGCCGAACATCGGCAAGACATTCACGGCCCGGTACTATGTGCAGACCCACAGGAACGCGGTCTATATCGACTGCTCGCAGGTGAAGACCAAGCTGAAGCTGGTGCGCAAGATTGCCGCTGAGTTCGGAGTGGACAGCAAAGGCCGGTATGCGGACGTGTATGAAGACCTGGTGTATTACCTCCGTTCCATCGAAACGCCGCTCATCATTCTGGACGAGGCGGGCGACCTTACGTATGAAGCCTTCCTGGAATTGAAGGCTTTGTGGAATGCCACCGAGCGGTGCTGTGCCTGGTACATGATGGGTGCCGACGGCCTGAAGGAGAAGATAAACCGCTCGATAGAGTGCAAGAAGGTGGGCTACACCGAGATGCTGAGCCGTTACGGCGACCGTTACAGCAAGGTCACCCCGGATGACGGCAAGGAACGCGAGGCTTTCCTGATGACGCAGGCGCGGATTGTGGCCAAGGCCAACGCCCCGGAAGGCACGGACATCGCACAGATAGTGCGCAAGACGCGCGGAGGGCTAAGGCGGGTTTATACGGAGATTGAAAAACTTAAAATGACAGCACAATGATGACTAAGATAGAAATGCAGGCGATGGATGCTGTTATCGGCATCCATCGTGAAATGAAGAAGATGAATGAGCCGAACTGGGAACAGCGCCGTTACGAGTTGGCTAAGGAGATATTCCTGCGCAGAATGGTACACTTTGGCCTTACGACAATTGATAGTGACATAGAAGATTCGGTTGCTTGGGCAGACCGTCTGATAGCCGAACTTCAAAAAGGGAAGTAAGACATGAAGCGCGCGTACAGTCCGAAAGAGATAGCCGCCAAGAAGTGGGTGACGCTGCCGTGGGGCGAGAAGTGGAGCAAGCCTTTCGGCGAGCCCGCCGACAACGCCTCGTGGTTCATCAGCGGTGCCAGTGCGAGCGGCAAGAGCTCGTTCGTCATGCAGCTCGCCAAGGAGCTGTGCAAGTACGGGCCGGTGCTGTACATGAGCTACGAGGAAGGCGTGAACCAGAGTTTCCAGCGGCGTATGGACTATTTGGGCATGGACGAGGTGCAGGGGCGGTTCCGCGTGGTGACGGATGACTCTTACGACGAGCTCGTGGAGCGTCTGAGGAAGCCGAAGTCGCCGAAGTTCGTCATCGTGGATTCTTTCCAGGTGGCAGTCGATGATGCAGGGTTCAGCTATGAGAAGGCTGTGGAGCTGATGAAGCGTTTTCCGAAGAAGTGCTTCATCTACATCAGCCAGGAGGACAAGAGCCAGCCTACGGGCAAGCCGGCGCGCAGACTGAGGTATATCTGCGACATGAAGGTTCGCGTGATGGGTTACAAGGCATACTGCATGGGGCGCGCCATCGGAGAGGCCGGAACCTATTATGTGGTATGGAAAGAAGGACTGATACAAACCAGTAACAATTTATGATATGGGTAAGAAAGTTTACATCAGCGGTGCCATTGCGCACCACGATTTGGCGGAACGCAAGGCGGCCTTCGGGGATGCGGAGCGTTTCCTTGGACTGAAAGGCTTCGACCCGGTGAATCCGTTCAAGAACGGTCTGCCGGACGATGCACACTGGCGGAAGCACATGCGGGCGGACATCGCCCTGCTGCTTGGATGCGATTATATCTATATGTTGCGTGGCTGGGAACTAAGCAAGGGCGCGAAGCTGGAGCTGGACGTGGCCAGTTCGTGCGGCATTGAGGTGTTGTTTGAAAACCAGTTCAACCTATGAAGCAGGAAGTGACCAATTTCGCGCGTTTCTACGCCTCGTTCAACCTGTTGCCGTACAACGGCGACCGCGAGGAGTTCAAGAAGTCCATCGTGCTGCAGTACACATGGAACCGGACGGACAGCCTGAAGGAGATGACCCGGAAGGAGTACGAAGAATGCTGCAATGCCTTGGAGAAGATTTCCGGGCGCAAGGATGAGTTGAAGAAGAAGCGCAGCGTCTGCCTGAAGCTGATGCAGCAGCTCGGTATCGATACCACGGACTGGGCGCGCATCAACGACTTCTGCATGAATCCCCGGATAGCGGGCAAGCCTTTTGCCCGGATTACCCCGGACGGGCTGGAGGCGTTGGCCGTGAAGCTACGCTCCATCAGGCGCAAGGGCGGGCTGAAGCCGATGAAGGAAAAGAATGTGGAACAACCGGGCGGCGTGGCATACGTGTTCTTTGACCCTGCCGCCCCAAAATGTTAAGACTATGAGCATAAGGCAAAGAGTGAAGGAAGCGATGGATTTCATACGCGAGCAGACAAAGGATTTGAGCGAGGAACGCTATGAGGAATTTCTCGAACAGTTGAAGTTCGAGCTGGAGGCGGAATCGGAACTGTGCTGCTGGGGAGACCCGGAAGAAGAATAAGTGTAGAACCATTAAATAAATCAATCATGAGTGAGGAAAACAGACAGACTGTCGTCATGACGGCAGAGGAGAAGGCCGAGTTTGAGGCCTTCCAACGAGCGAAAGCCAAGAAGGCGGCCGAGGAGAAAGCCAAGGCCGACCGTGAGATGTACAGGCAGATGGTGGATGACGAGATAGAGCATTCCATCCCCGTGCTGCTGTGTATCAGCGAGGAGATCAAGGAGAGCAAGCAGAAAGTGCTTGACAACTTCAAGACCATCCTTGAGATGAAGTCCGACCTGTTCAAGACCAAGGTGCGCGATGACCAGCGCAGCCACACGTTCACGAACAGCAAGGGCGACAAGCGCATCACGCTCGGCGTGTACGTGACGGACGGGTACCGCGACACCGTGGAGGACGGCATCGCCATCGTGAAGGAGTATATCGCGTCGCTGGCCAACGACGAGAAGACGCAGGCGCTGGTGAACATGGTGTTCCGGCTGCTGAGCCGCGATGCAAAAGGCACGCTGAAGGCCAGCCGTATCGTCCAGCTACGCAAGGTGGCCGAGGATACCGGCGACGCGCGGTTCCTGGAAGGCGTGCGCATCATCGAGGAAAGCTACCAGCCGGAAGTGAGCAAGCAGTTCATCCGGGCCGAGGTGAAGGACAAGAACGGGATGTGGAAGCCCATCCCCCTTGGAATGACAGAATCTTAAAAACGACATGACAATGAAACAGGAAGTGAAGAAAGACCCGAAAGTAGCCCTGTGCCGCAAATGCCACGGCACGGGCAAAATCGTATCCGGGCGTTTCATCCGCAAGACGGAGACCTGCCCGCAGTGTGAAGGGAGCGGCCGTGTGACGGTAAGCTGCGAGATGACGCTTGATATCCGTCCTTACAAGCCAAAAGGTGAACAGGTTATGGACTGACAGTATCGTAATATGGGGAATCGGCACGGTGTGAGTTATCAGAAGCGCGTCGCTGACATCAACAGGATATATGACCTCTACGTCAAGAAAGGCGTCCCGAACAGGGAGATATGGCGGAGGTACATATATCCTGTGTATGGTATCAGTGAGAGGACTTTTTATAATATCCTGAAAGCGTCTGCCAATCCCAAGAACGACCTGCCGAAAGATACCCAGCTGTATTTCAATTTTGACACATGAGCGGAATGAATAAGGATACAAAAGCGGTTATAAGGCGGATATTGTCCGACATCCGGGTGGAGCTTGGCGACGAGTTTGACAGGAACTTCGAACGCCAGGCTTTTTTCAACGACGCATGGGCGCGCCGGAAAAGCCCGACCCGTCCGGGCGGCACGATACTGGTGGACACGGGCACGCTGCGGCGCAGCGTCAAGAGCCGGACAACCGATGACAGCATCACGTTCTACACCGACCTGCCGTATGCGGCCATACACAATGACGGCGGGGAGATAGTGGTGACGGAGAAGATGAAGCGGTTTTTCTGGCACAAGTATTACGAGGCCACCGGAAGTTTCGGGCGGAAGAAGAACGGCGAACGCCGGAACGACAAGCGGACGCGCCAGCTTTCCACAGAGGCCGATTTCTGGCGTTTCATGGCCCTCAAACGTGCCGGGACTACCATTCGCATACCCCGGCGGAGATTTCTCGGCACAGGGCCGGAGGTTGAACGTATCGTGCGGGAGATTATCGAGGACAACCTGAACGAGTATTTCAATATGGATTTTTCAATAGAAAGGAAATGAGAAAAGAACTGTACCAGATGCTGTGCGACCGTCTGAAGGAGGTCGGCGGCGGTGCCATAAAGCACATCGATTTGTGGAACCACAATGTGGAGTTCATCGAGCAGGAGGAAAGCTGGGCGCGTCCGGCGGTGTTCGTGGAATTCCGGCCGATAAAGTGGAACGCGATAGTGAACGGCGTGGAGTACCGTGCCGAACCGGAGGTCGCGCTGCACGTGGTGACGGACTGGACGGGCAGCGTGAGTGACGGCAGTCCTTTCAAGGAAGAGAGCCTTGAAGTGTTCGACCTGCTGGAGGAGATACATGCCGCACTCGCTTGCATGGAGGGCGAGACCTTCAGGGAATTCGACCTTGTGGAGAGCGACACTAACCACAACCACGAGGACATCGTAGAAAACATCGAGGTGTACCAGTGCGTAGCGTTCAAGTCGCTGCAATGACAAAGAAGCCCCGCAAGCCGGAAACGGTCTGCGGGGCTTCTTTGTCATTGCAGCATCCAGATGGCGGCGGCAGCAGCACCGCCGCCCACCGTGAGAGGCCAGTCAGTCCAGTCCCACGGGCTGCCGTGCAGCTTGTCTTTCAGTTCAAGGCATGAGGCCGCTACGGCAGCCGAATACACGGCCCCGAATGCGGAACATGCGCACAATCCAACTACAAAGCCCCCGGCAAGGTGTTTCCACCGGTTGCTTTTTTTCAAAAAGGAGATAATTCTGTTCATAATGAATCGGTTTTGAAAAATTGTTTGTATATTTGCAGTTGAGGATTGAATGAGCCCCTCACACGTCGGCCTTTTTGAGGTGCAGACTTCGGGGGGAGTTTCAATCCTTATTTTATAATCCGCATTGTATATAGTATCTCTCCGCTTGTAACTTTTGCCTTGCATTCAATTTTTACCCCATTTATTTGTGCTGAATATACATTGAAGTTGAACTGATGGTGACGACCCTGTTCTGTCCTTACGAATTTGGCATCAGGTAGCCATTCGTCCGCTTTCATTGCAAGCAGCATGGTTTCTGCCAATTTGCTGTTGTGCAAGTTCTTGGCAAATGTTTCATCGAAGAAGCCCTTATTTAGAATTATGTCCGAGCCTGTGTCGTTGTTTTTGATTACCAAACGCTTGGCCGTACCCGTGAAGGTGCTTACTTCGGGCAAATGTTCGTTTGCCCATTGCCTTACGTTATCCCGAATGGCCAATCGCTCCTCTTTCGTAAGTTTGTTTGAATGTTCCTTTTGTGCAAGTTCCCTTATCAACTGACACGCCTGGCACAGTTCGTTGTCCGGGATGAACGCCTTGGCGAGCTTCGCTTTCCCTTTGGCGATGTCACAGTCCCTGCACCGGCTGATGGTGTACGGATTATAGTCCGGCACGGCCTTCTCCTGCTTGCCGGGATTGAAACGGAACATCCCTTTCGTGTCGCGCTGCAGGGCTTCCTCGCCGAGCGCCATCGCCTCGTCGTGCGGCGTGGCCGGGTAACGCGACTTGCGCACCTGCACCACGGTACAGCGGCAGTTCCACCCGTTTGGCGGATAGTATTCCTCCCAGAAGGAATCCGTAATCGGCAGCGTCACTCCGTGGAGTGCGGCGTGTTCCGGGCGCACCTTGTTGTCGTGCGCCGTGCGGTACTGCAGGTAGTAGCGGTCGCCGTCCTGCATGAACCCCTCCCATTTGGCCGCCATTTCGGCGGAAGCCTGCACGAAATTGAACTCCGACCGCAGGTAGTTTGAATTGTAGGTGGCGTCGATGCTTCGCACGTCCTTCAGAAAGCGTTCGAACGTCTTTCTGTTGCCGTTCTCATCCAGCAGGGACGGGAACGCCTCGTTCAGCTCGTGAAAGGCTTTCATGCCTGAAAAGATGTAGTTCGAGCGGCTGAGCCTCCGGCGCATGACGTCCGACATCTCCACCTGCTTGAAGGAACCGTCCAGCGTGTCCGCGTGCAGGCCGATGAACTCCTGTGCGGCCGGTTCCGCCAGTATGCCGATGCGGAGCGACGCGCCTTCTTCCTTGTAAAGCGCGCGCATCATGCCCTCGAACTTCTGCCTCAAATCTTCCGACGGCGTGCATAGGTCTTTGCCGGAAGCGTAGCCAAGCAGTTTCCCGGCCAGTTCATCCATCTTTTCCGGGGAATTTAAATTGGAATAGGAAAGCAGCTCCTTGGAAAAAGTCTTGCCGCGCAGGGTGGCGCTGATAAGTTCGGCCTCGAACTCGGCCCGGTTCTGCAGGGCGTATCTGGAAAGCTCCTTCTGTATGAGTTCCTTGTTCACCCCTTTCATGTCCCACTGGTGCTCCACGGTGGAATACGCCTTCGGCTCCAGCATGCAGTCTATATGATGGCCGAGTTCGTGCAGGAAGGTGTTGTCCTGCGCCCCCGAACCGTATTTCATCTTCTTTTCCTTGTAGCTCTTGTAGTCGCGTTCGCGCCTTTCGTTGAAATACAGGATGCCGTCAAACCCCTCGCCGATAGGGGCGCTGTATTCAGCCCCGACAGTCGCGCCGAGTTTTCTTTTCATGAGCCGGGGCAGCTTTATGCCGTGCGACAGCAGAATCCTCGCGGCGGCTTCCGCGTCTTTCCGTGCCTCGGCGTTCTTAATGACGGATGCCCATTCCCTGGCCGCCTTTTCGATGCCGTCATTCTTTCCCAGCGTCAGACAGCTTTCTCCGAGCAAGGCGTTGTAACGTAGGTGCAGCCCCGAATAGTCATCGGGGCTCAGTCGAAAAAAAGGCGTGCGTTTTTTTGCCGTTTGTTGTCATCTTCCTCCCCATCCTTGCTTGCCGGAACCTGTACGGTGCGCCTTTCCCCGACCGGCATGTTGTACTTCTCCGCGAAATATTTCGGGTCAACTTCGTAGCGGTCTGCCACCATCGTTTCGAAGGACACCTGCTGCTCCGGAGTGTAGTCCACCGAATCGTCCCACTCAAAACGAAGCCCCTTGACCGGGAACCCATGTTTTGCCATGCGCGGAATGAGCTGGTTGTTCACGATGTCGGCCAGCATGGTGCGGTCGCTTTCCACGAGGTTCTCGAACACTTCGAGGTGCGTCTGCGACTGTGAAAGGCTGGAGCCGTCCTCGATGGTCATGGTCTGCCCGATGATGAGCTTGGATAGCTCGGAGTTCGCCCTGTCCACACGCTTGTCGTACACGTTGAAAGCGTCGCCCTTGGTGCTTTCCACGACCTCTATCTCCGTGCCTTCCTGGAACACTCCCCAGAGGCTTGCCCCCATGCTGTCCATCATCTTTTCCATCTTTGCCAGTTCCTTCTCGTCGCGCGTGGTGGTCTTGGCGATGCGCATGGGCATGCCGAAAATCTCCGCGAACGTATCCCAGAACGCCAGGGCGTTCTTTTTCGGGATGGTCTGTGTGGCGGCTTTGAGGAACAGCCCGAGGTCGTCAGGCTGCCCGGCTTCAATGAGCCAGTCCGTAAACGGCGCACGGCGGTATTCCAGCCCGGTTGTCCAGTCCTGACCGAGGTCTGTCACGACCCGTCCGTATTCGGGTATGACGTGCTTGCGCGGTATGAGCTTCACCCCGTCGTAGCAGATGCAGCCGTCCCCGTCGGTGACGATGTCGCCGAGCTCGATGAGCGAGTGCCCCCAATAGACGGAATCGAGCGATAGCTTCATCAGCTGGCGGAACCATGCCTGGTTGAAATAGTGTGCCGCGTCCTCCACCTCCTTGCCGTCCGCGCCGACAATCTTGAACGAGCGCGACATGACGAATCCCTTGCGCTGTTCGATGCAGCCGGACAGGTGCAGGTCAGCGTCCACGTCCCGGTAGATGTCGTAAAGCGGCTTGCGGTTTGGGCTGTCCACGTTGATGGCCAGCTGCCAGGCGTTGCGCCAGTCCTGTATGTCCTTCCGCGTCAGCGCGTCGGTCGTGCGCTGCAGGTTGACTACCATCTTCCGCACTTTCCTGCGGTCGCTTTCCTTGGCGAGGTTGAATTCGCCGTATTTCGTGTGCAGTACCCGGTCGTCATAGCCGGTGAAATACTGCCTGATGTCTTTCCATATTCCCATAAGCCTACCAGTTATAGCGTTGTTTCTTCTGGCACCCGTAAATGAATGTCCCGCTTACCGGCTCACCGTCCTCGTCCAGTACGACCGGCAGATCCGGCACAATCTTCCCTGCCTGTACGCCCTCCAGCCATTTGACGGCCCTTTCGTAACGCTCCTTGCGTATCTCCATGCCCATCTTCTGCGGCAGGGACGCCGCCATGTGGTAGAGCGCGATGTCGCAGCAGTACATGACCACGAGCCGGTTGCGCGCGTCACCTTCAGCGGCGAACAGGGCCGCGCAGTCGTATTTCGGGCGCAGGTATCCGGCCATTTCCTCCTGCGCCTCCATCTCGGCGTTGGCCCGGTTTTCCGTGCTGACCTGCGAGATGACTTTCAGAGCCTGGTCGCCGATGACCACCTTGTAATCCTCGTCTGTAATGAACATAAGCACCTCCTTTCTTTAATGCGTCACGAAAAGGGCGCGTTTTTCGATGTCCTGCACGGTCACTCCCTTGCGGAACCGGTGGCGTGCCACCAGTTCCTTGATGGCCTTCTTGGGCACGACCTTCAGGCCGCCGTTCAGGTAAACCACATAAAACTTCATGCCGTGGAGTTTGGAGAGTTCCACGGCCTTTTTCACGGCACGCTTGTACCGCCATGCGAAAATCAAGTCCTTTATAAGTCTGAACATATCACCAGCTGTTTTTTGAGGAATGGCGCCTCATGCCAAGCCTCGGTTTATAAATCTGTTGTCTTGTGTGCTTCTGAAGTATCCAGATGGCACCCTCGTCCGCGTCCGGCGCATCATCATGCACCCGGCTTCCGCGTTCAAGGGCAAGCGTCTGCTCGATACCGACTTGCATGTCCGGTGTATCCTTCAACGCCTCGTTGTACCAGACGAACCCGCGCTCCCACAAGGGCGACACTGCCTCGATGCGCTGGAGTTTCTCCGGCTTCTTGCGCACGTCCGGCGTGATGGGAAGCTGGTAGCCTCTGCGTTTACCTTCCTCTGTGAACTCGTCCAGTATAATATCCTGCATGAAGTTCGCTTCCATGAAAAAGAGGACGGCTGCCTTGTCGCGTGTGCGCTCGTACAGGTCATAGAGCCACCGCACCATGCCGGTCACGGTGTCCTGCCGGACGTAGCAGTCGATGAGGTGGAGTTCGGAGCCGGTCTTTCCCCACAGGCGCGAAGCCTTGTAGTCGTTGGCCGTGGTGGACTTGAACGAAGGGTCGGTGTAGCATATGAGCTGGTCGTACTTTTCGAGCGGCAGTACCTTCTTGAAGCGTATCCAGTCGTGGCGGAAGATGGTGCCGTCCTTGATGGGGTTGTGCATCATCTCCTTTTCCCATGCCCGGTAGCCCACGAAGTCGCGGTACTCCTGTGCTTCCTCTTTCGTCCACTTCTCCTTCCAGACGGGATTTCCGTCGCGGTCGACCGCCTTTATTTCCGACACATATACACCCTTTGTGGCCGCGATGTTGGCCAGCACGGAGGTCTTGGAGATGAGGTTGCCCACCATGATGAAGCGTCCGCGCCCCACGTCCAGCGCTCCGAAAAGTGCCTCCTTTACCCAGTCTGTCAGGTCTTTGACGCGCTTCTCGTTGCGGCAAAGCTCGTCATCATCGAGGTCGTCGATGACAATGTAGTCAGGTCGCGCTTCACGTTCGCGCAGGCCGCGCGGCGACTGTCCGCGTCCACAGGCCAGGAACTTGACACCGGACTGTGCCGTGAACTCCCCTTCCTGCCAGTCGCCGATGCTTTTCTGCTCTCCGAAATCGGCGATGATGCGGGCGTTGAACTCCAGCTCGGCCTGAATGTCCGAAAGCAGGCGTATGGCGCTGTCCTCGCTTTTTCCGACGACCACCATGAAGTTGATAAGCCGCTTGGGCTGGAACATCAGCCAGAGCGGCATGAAGATGTCGAAATGGGTGGACTTGGCATGTCCGCGCGGCCATTTGAACACCGCCTTCAGGTTCGGGGTGTTCTTCACCTTGGCGGCCGCCGTGTTGTGGAACGGCGCGTTGTGTATGGTGCGGACGACCTCGCCCGTCACCTTGTCGCGCAGCTGCAGGAAGTGCGGGAAGTAGTATTCGCAGAAAGCGGCATAGTCCTTCTGCAGGCGGTGGATGCGCCTGTCCTTTTCCACCGGCGTTTCCCTTGCCAGCAGCGCGGTGTCGGTGATGGACTGGATGCGTTTGCAGTGTTCCTGCCACTCCGCATACCTCTGTTTGATTTCAGCCTGTGTCGCCATGCGTCACCTCCCCAGGCTCGCGCCCATGCTTTCGACGATATACTTGTCCTGGTACTTGTTGATGGCCTTGATAAGGTCGGGCGTTAGTTCGGGGTCGGTCTGCGCGCGGTGTTCCAGCCATTTGGAAAAGGCCATGAACACTTCGATGGCGTCCACCACGTTGGCCTTCTTGTCAAGTTTCTCAATGACCGACGACAGTTTGGCCAGCTTGTCGCCGAGTCCGGCGATCAGGCTGGCGTCCTTGGATGCGTTCACCTGTTCGATAAGTTTGTCAATGGTCAGCAGCAGTTTGTTGACCAGTTCCGGGCGCGTGATGCTTTTGGCCGCCCTCGCCTCCTTCCACCCCTCGGCGGAGCACCATTTGGAGACGGTGACGCGCGAGACGCCTATCTTGTCGGCAATCTCGGTCTGTTCCATCCCGGAAAGGTACAACGCCCTGCCGAGCGACTTCTTCTTCTCAATGTCTGCTTTCTTCATATCTGGTAAAATCTTGAATGCGTGTGTATCTTACGGCAAAGTTGCGTCGTTTCGGGGTGAACGCCAAAAAGATAGGAAACGGTTGCATAGAAGTGTGCAACCGTTTCACACTTTTTTGGCGGCCAGCCCTTTGCGGTGTAATATTGCAGCGTAAAACGCAAAACGCGGAAGCAAGATGAGTACGAAACGAGTAAGAATTTCAAACGACAGCCTGAACAGCTACGGCTCCCGTGTGCTGACCGCAGGCATGGACGTGGAGCAGTACTGCCGTAATCCCGTGCTGCTTTACATGCACGAGCGCGGCAACGTGATAGGCTATGTGAAAGACCTGAAGTCCGAGAACGGCGAGGTGACCGGCGAGCTGGTCTTTGACGAGGCCAGTGAACTGTCGAAGCGATGCAAGAAACAGTACGAGTTCGGCAGCCTGCGCATGGTCAGTGCCGGGATAGACATCCTGGAACTGAGCGACGCAAAGGAACACCTCGTGCAGGGACAGACACGGCCGACGGTGACGAAGAGCAAGCTGTTCGAGGTGTCGCTGGTGGACATAGGAGCCAATGACGATGCCATCGTCCTGAAAAGGGACGGCACGGTGATAAATCTCGGCAAGGACGGCGAATGCCTCCTGCCATTGTTGAACAACAAACCCCAAAAACAAAAAGTTATGGATCAGAAAATGCTGGCCCTCCAGTTGGGCCTGCCGGAAACGGCTGACGAGGCGGCCATCAGCGCGAAGCTCGCGGAACTGAAAGCCTCCAAGGAAGATGCGGACAAGCTCCGCAAGGAAAACGAGACACTGCAGCTCGGACGCATCACGGCGGCGGTGGAAAAGGCCATTGCGGAAAAGCGTATCGGCGAGGACAAGAAACAGCAGTTCATTGAGCTCGGTAAGAAAATCGGAGTGGAAGACCTGGAAAGCACTTTCGGTGCCATGTCGCCGCAGGTGAAGCTGAGCGCAGTCGTCGGCCATTCGGGAGGCGCTCCTTCTGTAACTACTGCCACTTACAAGAAACTGAGCGAGGTGCCGGCAGATAAGCTGGAGGAGATGCGCGAGAAACAGCCGGACGAATACAAGCACCTGTACAAGGCGGAGTACGGCATGGAGTGTGAAATCTGAATGTGAAACCTGATAAAGACAATGACAATGAACAAGAAAATCATGATGGTGCTGGCTGCTGTCCTGTTCAACTGCATGACAGGCGGTTTGCTGGCAATGGCGGCCGGTATTTCTCCGGTGGCCGGTGCGGCCGGCATGAATGCCGTGGCCGTCCTGTTCGGCGGCACTGTGCCTCAAGGCGTGCTGCGTGCCGGAGTGTATAAGGAAATCTGGACGGGCGAGCTGGTGAAGGCCCTGCGCGGCCTGCTGGAAGGCACGTGGCTGGACGGCATACCTGACAGCTCGTCCCTGGTGAACAATGACATCATTCACCTGGTAGAGGTGGGAGTTGACCCGGAAGTGCTGATCAACAACACGACCTACCCAATCCCGTTGCAGGCTCTGGACGATGCGGACATCGCCATCGAGCTTGACAAGTTCCAGACGAAGGTGACCCCCATCACGGACGATGAGCTGTATGCCATCAGCTACGACAAGATGAGCCGTGTGAAGGAGAGTCACTCGAATGCCATCAATGACGCCAAGTTTGCGAAGGCAGCCCATGCGCTGTGCCCTACGGAAAATACGGACACCACTCCGGTATTGGTAACGACCGGCGAGCGTGATGCCGACACGGGGCGTCTGCGCCTTGTGCCAGGTGACATCGTGCGCCTGAAAGCTGCATTGGACAAGTTGCGTGTACCGGCTGACAAGCGTCGTCTGGTATTGTGCAGTGACCATGTAAACGACTTGTTGATGGCAGACCAGAAGTTCAAGGAGCAGTATAACCTGAACCAGACGGATGGCAGGATAGGCCGCCTGTACGGTTTCGACATCTATGAGTTCGGGAATACCCCGCTCTATACCGTTGCCGGCAAGAAGAAAGCTGTCGGTGCCTTGGCCGAAGCCGGGGAATTCCAATGTTCGTTCGCCTTCTATGTACCGCGTGTGTTCAAGGCCACCGGCTCTACCAAGATGTATTACAGCGAGGCATCGACTGACCCGGAATACCAGCGCAACAAGATCAACTTCAGACACTACTTCATCTGCATGTTCAAGAAAGCGGATGCCGGTGTGGCAATCCGCAGCGGTTATCAGGCATCTTCGGACGGCAGCATCACGGCAGACCCGACTACCGTGACAATCCCGGCCGAGGGTGGCAGCAAGGACGTGACAGTTACTGCGAGTGGTGCATATACAGTGGGTGCAGCCCCTGACGGCTTCAGCGTAAGCAAGAAGGGCAATACCGTGACTATTTCGGCAGAAGCCAATGAAGGTGAGCAGAAAAGCGGAACCCTGACATTGACCTTGCAGTCCAACAACAGCAAGACGGCGAAGATAACGATAACCCAAACGGCAAAAGGTTAGTAAGTCATGGCACAGTTGAAACGTTTGGTATTACACTGCACAGCCACTCCTGAAGGCCGCGAAGTGAGCGCAGCAGACATCCGCCACTGGCACACCGCCCCGGTGAGCAAAGGCGGCCGCGGGTGGAAGCAGGTCGGCTATACCGACATGATACACCTGGACGGAAAGGTGGAACGCCTGGTGGACAACAACGAGGACGCACAGGTAGACCCCTGGGAGATTACCAACGGGGCAAAAGGGTACAACACCACATCCCGGCACGTTGTGTACGTCGGCGGCGTTGCCGCTGACGGCAAGACCCCCAGGGACACCCGTACCCCGGCGCAGAAGAAGGCGATGGAAGCCTACGTGAAAGACTTCCGCCGGCGTTTCCCCTCCATCCCGGTTGTAGGGCATAACCAGCTGGCGGCGAAAGCCTGCCCGAGTTTCGATGTGCCAGCATGGCTGGAATCGATAGGAATCAAACAATAAAAACATAGTATCAGATGGAACTCAGTGAAATTTTCAATTTCGTACTGGGTGGCTCGCTCTTGGCTACCGTGATTGGCATTGTGACTCTCCGCGCGACGGTGCGCAAGGCCAACGCGGAGGCCGAGAAGGCGAAGGCGGACGCCGAAACCGTGCGGATTGACAACGCTGAGCACGCCACCCGGATACTTGTGGACAATATAGTGGAACCCTTAAAAGAAGAACTCAATGGGACAAGGAAAGACCTCATGGCCACCAAACGCGAGATGGCCCGGCTTCGCAAAGCCATTGACACTGCCAATTCTTGCAAGCATCATGACGATTGCCCTGTGCTTCGCGGGGTGCGCGAGCACCCGAAAGACGGTCCAGGAAACGGCCAGGACGGAAACGATGCTGAGCCAGGCGGACAGCGTAAGGAGCGAAGTCCGCCTGGTACGGACGGAGACGGTGCCGAAGTCGGAGGTGAGGCTGGAGATACCGTCTGACAGCCTTCTGAGGCTTCCTCCGCTGGCCTCATACAGCGGGAAGAGCGGACAGGCCAGCGTGTCGGTAAGCCGTGACAGGGACGTGATAACCGTGTACGCGAGCTGCGACAGCCTGCAGCTCCTGGTGGAATACTACGAGCGGACATCCTCCGTGTGGCAGGAACGCTACGAGGAGATGGCCGGCCTGTACGAAGAGGAAAGAAAACAGCGTTCGAACCCCGTTAAAACGTTCTTCTACGGCTTCGGGGCCGGAATACTGCTGAGTGTGCTGACAACAATAATCATCATTCTAAAACGAAAGAAAAATGGCAACTAAGAAGTTCATATACGGCATAGCCGTGGTAAAGTTCAACAGCAAGGAAATCGGCTACATTGAGAAAGGCAGCTGGGATTGGGGCGGCACTAAGCCGGAGAGTACGGACGTGGAAGCCGAGCAGGTACCTGACGCTCCGGTGCTGACACTGGCCAACAAGAATGCGACCATCGCGCCGACGTTCAACCTCATCCAGCTGGACTACGAGAACATCCAGGCCGTGCAGGGCGGCACGCTGGTGGGCAGCGCGGGCAGCTACACCGGCTGGAAGGCCCCGACCGACCTCGTGGAGCTGCGCGGCCCGTGGGAGATCCAGTTCGTGAGCGGCCAGACGATGACGATACCCAACGGCACCATCCTGGCCAACCTGGGCGGCAAGCTGACGCTGACGGAGGTGTCGAAGCTGGAATGCCAGCTGAAGGTGAACAAGCCCGAAGATCCGGACACCGCGCCCTACGAAATCAACGACACACCGTCCGAGTAACGTATGGACAAGTCAACGGAACGTCTGGTGCAGCGCGAGGGGGCGGCCGCCCTGTTGGACAGGGGCGTGTCCGTCCCCTTGAAGGACATGCGCATCCCTTTCAGGAAGAAGCCCATGAAGCTGCGTGTCGTGATGCGCCGCCCCCGCCTGGGCGGGCTGATGCGGCTGGCACGGGTGTACCTGTCGCTGGGCGTGACGGCGGAGCAGATGAAGAAGTTCACGAAGGAGGAGGAAATGGCCTTCCTTGCGGCACACGGCAAGGAGATAAGCCGCATGATAGCCTACACGCTGTGCCGTGGCTGGATAAGCCGCCGCCTGCTGGTGGGCGTAACAGCCTGGGTGGTGAGGAACTGGATGGCCCCGGAGTACCTGGACGCGGCCATGCGCAGGTTCATCTTCCTTTTGGGTACCGACCCTTTTACGAGTATTATCAGATCAGCCGGGAAGATGAACCCGATGAAACTGAGGCTGAGCCAAAAAAGAAAGGGGAGTTAAAGACGGTGTACGAGCCGTCCCATAGCCCCTTCGGATTTGTCTGGCAGATAGCGGATGCCACGGGCTGGAGCGTGGACTACATCCTGGAAGGCGTAAACTACCAGACCCTGATCATGATGCTGGCTGACGCGCCGCGCTATGTCCGTAAGAAGAAGGAAGAGATGAGCGCGGAAGAGGAGGCCGCCGGTATTGTAGGATTTTTCCAAAGCAACCTGAAGAAATAAAATGGCAACGAAACCCGTAGAAATAGAGATACTGATGCGTGACCGCCTGAGCGCCGGGCTTGACAAGGCCGGGCGCAAGGTGGACGAGCTGAAGGTGAAGACCGGCAGCGCGTCGGCGGAGATGGAGCAGCTGGACAGGCAGGCCGAATCCGTCCGGGGTACCGTGTCGAAGATTGCCGGGGCGTTCGCCGTGAAGGAACTCGTCAGCAACATCGTCAAGGTGCGCGGCGAGTTCCAGCAGTTGGAGGCCTCCTTCCGTACCATGCTGGGCAGCGAGGAAAAGGCCGACGCGCTGATGCAGCAGCTCATCCGCACGGCGGCCACCACCCCGTTCGACCTCCAAAGCGTAGCTAACGGCGCGCGCCAGTTGCTGGCCTACGGCGAGAACGTGGAGAACGTCAACGATGACCTCATCCGCCTGGGCAACATCGCCGCCGGACTGAACCAGCCCCTGAATGACCTGATTTATCTTTACGGCACCACCATGACGCAGGGCCGCCTTTATACGGCAGACTACAACCAGTTCGTGGGCCGCGGCATCCCCCTCGGCCGTGAGCTGGCAAGCGTCCTGGGCGTGACGGAGAGCAAGGTGCGCGAGATGGTGGAGGCCGGCAAGGTCGGTTTCCCGGAAGTGCAGCAGGCCCTGCAGAACCTCACGGACGAGGGCGGCATGTTCTACAACCTCATGGAGGAGCAGAGCAAGACCATCACCGGACGCATCAGCAACATTGAGGACAGCATCAGCATGATGATGAATGAAATCGGGCAGCAGTCCGAAGGCATTATCGGCGGTTCGCTGGATGCGGTGTCCTACCTGGTTGACCACTACGAGCAGGTGGGTCGTGTGCTGGTGGGGCTGGTCGGCACCTATGGGGCATACAAAACAGCCGTCATGGCCGTCACCGCCATGCAGGCCCTCCAGACGGCCGGCGTTGGCGCGCTGACCGTGGCCGAAACCCTGCATTACGGCTGGCTCGTCATTGTGGAGAAGGCGCAGAAGCTGCTCAACGCCACGATGCTCGCCAACCCCTACGTGCTGGTGGCCACGCTGATTGCCGGCGTGGTGGCCGCGATGGTGTCGATGAAGACCGAGACGGAACGGCTGAAGGAAGCCGAGGAAGAATACCAGGCCGCCAAGCGGAAGACCATCGAGGCCGAGGAGGAACACCGGCGCAGGCTGGAGGAACTTTGCGGCGTGGCCGGTGACGAGAGCCTGGCCACCGACACCCGGCGCGAGGCATTGAACCGGCTGGAGCAGAAATACCCTGACATCTTCGCCAAGTACGACACCGAATACGAGAAGCTGAAGAACATCAAGCGCATCAAGGAGGAAATCGCCGAGCTGGAGGCCGGGCGGTCCATTACGCGGCCGCAGAACGAACTGGACAGCGTGAATGCACGCATCACCGCGCTGGAGGCCAAGAAAGCCACCGAACACTGGGAGGACGCCAACGGTTCCGGGACGAGGATGCGCAAGGTGGGCGGCCTGACCGGTGACGAGGCCACCGAGCTGCAGAACCTGTACAACAAGCGGAAGGCGTTGTCCGAACAGGTGCGCAAGGAACGGGCCAACTCCTACTTCGAGAACCTGACCGGCATCAGCAACGACACGCTGGAGCAGCAGATAAAGCAGCGCGAGAACCTGCTGGCCCGGATGACGACCGAGCAGAGGAAATACGGAGCCATTACCTATGGCAACGAGGCGTTGAGAGGCACGTTCAGCCGTGACGAACTCCAGTACCAGCTCAACAAGCTGACCGCCGAGAAGAACCGGCGGAGTTTGAAGCGCGACTCCAGCGCGGACTGGGGCGCACAGGCACGCAAGGAATACGAGGAAGCCCTGAAAGCCTACAACGACTTCCTGGCCGACACCTCCAACAGCCTGACACAGGAAGAATACGAGAAAAAGGCCAAGGAACTGAAAGACGCCCTCAGCCTGGCCAAGAAGGAATACGACCGGTACAAGCCCGATGAGAACAAGGATGCCGAGAGCGAGCGCAAGGCCGCCGACAAGGCCGAAAATGAAGCCGAACGGCGCAGACAGGCGCAGCAGAAGCTGGACGACGAACTCATCGCCCTGGAGCTGCAGAACCAACAGGATGAGCTTGACCTGATGGGCGAAGGGACGGACAAGAAGCTGGCGCAGATAGACGCAGACTATGACAAGCGCAAGGCCGAAATCGAAAAGAAGGCCCGCGAGCTGGCCGATGCCAACAGGAAGGCCGGGGTGGCGGACGTGAACTCCTCCGGGCTGACGAAGCCGCAGCAGGACGAAATCGACCGGGCGAACGGACTGAACGAGGATACCCGCAGGAAGGAAACCGTAGAGGTCTATGAGGCGGAAGCCGCAGCCATGCGCGACTACCTGAAAGAGTACGGCACTTACCAGCAGCAGAAGCTCGCCATCGCCCAAGAGTACGCGGAAAAGATACGCAAGGCGCAAAATGACGGAGAGCGCATGGCACTGGAGCGGCAGCGCGATTCGGAGACGGCCGCCCTGGACGTGTCCTACCTGAAGCAGTCCATCGACTGGACGGCCGTGTTCGGGGAGTTCGGCGGCATGTTCTCCGACATCATCCGCCCGGCGCTCGAACAGGCGAAAGCCTACATGCGGACGGACGAGTTCAAGCGGCTCGACCCCTCCAGCCAGAACGACCTGGTGGATGCCGTCCGGCAGATGGAGCAGTCCTCGGGCGGTTCCGACAAAGCCAGCTTCAGGCGGCTCGGTACCGAAATCGACAGCCTCCGGCAGTCCATGCTGGAGCTGAACGAGGCGAAGCAGGCGGAGGCCGAAGCCCTCGAAAGGCTCAAGGAAGCGCAGGAGAATTACGAGCAAGCCCTGCGTGAGGGTTCGGATGCCGAAATTGAGGCAGCCCGGACGGCGAGGGACACAGCCCAGGAGAATGCCGACTCCGCTTCGGAATCCGTCCGGACACAGGAGGCCGTTGTAAACGGTAACCAAAAAGCCGTCACCGATACGGCATCCACACTTCGTGCCAACATGGAGAACGTGACGCAGGGCCTTCAGAAGCTCGCCTCTTCCGGCATCCGGAACGCCTACGACGGCCTGATACAGCTCGGCAAGGGCACCGGCGGCGCGATGGGAAAGATTGCCGAGAGCCTGGAGAAGGTTCCCATCGTGGGATGGATCATCTCCATCATCGACGTGTTCAAGGACGGGCTGAGCAACTTCATCGGCCCGCTGCTTGACAGCGTGTTCAATGCGGTCAGCGGCATCATCGGCGACGTGCTTTCCGGCGACGTGTTCGTCACGCTGTTCAAGTCCGTCCGTTCCGGTATCGGCAACATCCTTGACGCCATCTCGTTCGGCGGGTTCGGCAAGCTGGTGGACAAGATAAACGGGAGCAATGCGGAAGAGGTGCAGGCCTCCATCGACCGGCTGACCGACCGCAACGAGTCCCTGCAGCAGAGCATCGAAGACCTGACCGACACCATCAAGGGCGGCGAGGGCCGGAAGAGCGTGGCCGCCTACCAGCAGGCCTACGACTACCAGAGCGAGCAGAACGCGAACTATCTCGCCATCGCGCAGGCGCAGGCCGGGTACCACGGCTCGCACCATTCCTGGAACTACTACTGGGGCGGCTTCTCGCGCGAACAGATAGACAAGCTGAGCCAGCAGATAGGACGGCAGTGGGACGGCAGCCTGTGGAGCCTGTCCCCCGAAGAAATGAAAACCCTCCGCTCCAACGTGGACATGTGGAAGCAGATACAGGACACGGGAAAGGGCGGTTACGGCGGGCGGCTGACGGAAAAGCTGGACGACTACATCGACCAGGCCGGCAAACTGGAGGAGCTGGAAGAGCAGTTGAACGAGAGCCTGACCCAGATTTCTTTCGACTCGCTCTACGACTCGTTCATCGACACGCTGATGGACATGGACGCAAGCGCGGAGGAGATAGCCGGAAACGTAAGCGAATACTTCATGCGGGCCATCCTGAGCAACCAGATAGGCGAGCAGTACAAGGAACGGCTGCAAAGGTGGTATGACGACTTCGCCGAACGGATGAAGGACAACGACCTGAGCGCGGAGGACATCGCCGCCCTTACGAACGGCTACGAGGCCATCGTGGAGGACGCCGTGGCCCTGCGCGACAAGCTGGCCGAGGCCACCGGGTATGGCGGGGAGGAAGGCGGCACGACACAGACGGGCAAGGCCGGCAGCTTCAGCGCCATGAGCCAGGAGCAGGGTACCAAGCTCGAGGGGCTTTTCACCTCCGGGCAGATGCACTGGGCCAGCATCGACGAGCAGATGCAGGATGTGAGCGAGCAGATGGGCACGGCGGTAGACCACCTCCGGCGCATCGAGGAAAACACCGGAAACAGTGCCAGGCATCTGGACGAGATAAAGAACGACATCAAGAAAATCATACGTGACGGACTTAAAATGAAGTGAACTATGGCAATGGACGCGATACTCGGAGGCAAGGTGCTGGTGAACGGCACCGACATCTGGAAGGAATACGGCGCTTTCCTGGTGGAGAAGAAACGCGGCGACCGGAACAACCTGAAAGCGATAATGGCCCCGTCCAAGACCAAGAGCCATGTGGCGGTGGACATCCGCGAGGAGGACGGCGAGAAATACTCGTCCGTGCTGGACGTGAGGAACCAGGCGCGGGACGTGAAGCTCATGTTCGCCCTGTACGCAGACACGCGCGAGGCATGGCTGTCGCAGTACCGGGCGTTCATCGCCTTCCTGAAACAGGGGGACGGCGGGTGGCTGGACATCCGCTTCCCCGACCTTGACCTGACGCTGCACGTGTTCTACAAGGACGGCAGCGACTACGAGCCCCTGACCTACCTCTGGCAGGCGGGCAAGCAGGCCAGCCGGTTCACGGTGATTTTCCGCGAACCGAAACCCACTATTTGAAAGGCAATCTAACGGCATTATAACGATATGGTAACGATATACGGCAGCGACGGAACAGTGAAGATACAGGCACCCTGCGACGACAACTCGACGCAGGAGCACGAGCTGCAGGGCGACAACGTGCTCACCCTGTCGTTTACGCTGTACGAGCACGTGGCACTGGAGGTGAACGACTACGCCGAGTTCCGGGGGCAGAAATACTGGCTCATGGAGCGTTACCGCCCGGAACAGAAGAACACCGTGGAGTGGCGGTACGACATGAAGCTGTACGGGATAGAAAGCCTGATCAAGCGTTTCCTCGTGCTGAACGACACGGACGGCGACGACGAGCCCGTGTTCACGCTGACCGCCCCTCCGAGGGAACATGTGGCCCTCATCGTGAAAAGCATCAACAACGGCATGAACCGCACCACCGACTGGAAGGTCGGCACGGTGGAAGGCACGGACAACATCGTCATCGACTATGAAGGCAAATACTGCGACGAGGCCCTCCGGGAAGTGGCCGAGAAAGCCGGGAACCGCGCCGAGTGGTGGGTGGAAGGCCAGACGGTGAACGTGTGCCGCTGCGAGACGGGCGAGGAAGTGACGCTGGGGTATAACAAGGGCCTGACGGGCATAAGCTGCGACATGGCCGACAACGCCAAGTTTTACACCCGGCTCTATCCGGTGGGCAGCAGCCGGAACATTGACCCGGAGAAATACGGGCACAGCCGGCTCCAGCTTCCCGGCGGCGTGAAGCATGTGGACGTGAACGTGGAGAAGTACGGCGTATGGCACCATTACGAGGCGGACGCCTTTTCGGACATCTATCCCAAGCGTATCGGCACGGTGAGTTCGGTGCGCAGCGAGGAAGTGACCGACGAGGAAGGCACCCCCTTCAAGATATTCTATTTCAAGGACAACAGCCTGGGATTCGATCCGAACAGTTATGAGATAGCCGAAAAGGTGAAGCGCATCTCCTTCCAGGAAGGGAGCGAACTGGCCGGACTGGGCGAAGAGGAGGACGGCACCTACTATTTCGAGGCCAACTACGACAGCGACACCCACGAGTTCGAGCTGATCACGATATGGCCGTATGACGACGGCACCCAACTTCCCAACGACACCCTTTGCCCGAAGGCGGGCGACAAGTACATCCTTTGGAACATCCGGATGCCGGACGAATACTACCCGCTGGCCGAGCAGGAGTTCCGGGAGGCGGTAGACCGCTACAACGAGGAAAACGCCGTGGACGCGGGCCGCTACAAGGGGCCGACCGACCACGTATATATAGAGGAAAACGGCATCGACCTGTATGTGGGCCGTCGGGTAAGGCTGGAGAGCCGGCAATACTTTCCGGAAACGGGATACAGGAGCAGCCGCGTCACCAAGATAACCCGGCAGGTGAACCTGCCCTCGCAGATGGACGTGGAGATAAGCGACGCGGTGAGCACCGGTGCGATGGAGGCCATAGGCGACAGCATCGCCGACGCGAAGAACTACGTGAAGACCGCCACGGCGGGGAGCTTCCCCGACCTGATACGGAGCTGGGACAACACCTATCCGACTGACAACAACGTGTTCTCGGCACGCAGGACACTGAAGGAAGCCCTGAGCAGGCTGCGCGAGGACACGGCACAGGAGAAGCTTCATTTCCTGAAAGGCGCGGACTTCGGCCGGTACAAGGCCGGGGAGAGCGGTGCGGGAGTGGACGGGGACGGCAACGCCGAGTGGCTGACCGTCGTCATCCGGGAACTGCTGCGCTCGGTGAAGTTCGTGGACGGCATGACCGGCGAGGGCTGGCAGCTGTGGATGGACGCGCTGACCGGGCTGAGCAACCTGACCATTGACAAGGTGACCATCCGGCAGACGCTGGTCGCCCTGGAACTGCTTATCCAGAAGGTACGCAGCATCGGCGGGCAGTTCGTCGTCAGCGCGGCCAGCGGCAAGATAAAGGCTGTCACGAAGGACGGCGACAACTACAAGATCACCTTCGAGCAGGAAAACGAGTTCACGGCACACGACCTGATGCGCTGCGCGGAGTTCACCGGTACCTCCCTGCGCGGATATTGGGTGGAAATCTCCGCCTCGGACGGGGAAGGCGTCACCGTACCCGTTAGCGAGTTCGGCGGCGTGGAACCCAAGGCGGGCGACGAGTGCGTGCTGATGGGCAACACGCAGAACCGGCTGCGGCAGAACCTCATCTCCATCGCGGCCACCGAGGACGGGCAGCCGCGGGTGGACGTTTTGGACGGCGTGAGCGCCAAGAGTTTTGACGGCTGCCTCCGCGTGCGCCTGGGCAACCTGGACGGAATCAGCGACAGCCGGTTCCCGGCCGACAACCAGCCGCACGGCAACGGACTGTACGGCGACAACGTGTACCTGATGGGCACGTTCGTATTGACCACAGGCGAGGACATCCTGACGCGTTTCGAGATTACGGAGGGCAGGATTGAGGCCGCCGTGGAGGGGCTTCGCAAGGACTTCACGGAGGACAGGAGCTATCTGGACAACGCCTCGTTCGGCGACGGCATGAACAAGTGGGACACCGAAAACGAGGCCACCTTCTTCCTTTTGGGCAACAAATGGATATGGGCGAACGGCGCGCCGCTGTCCGACAAGACGAACTATGCCTGCGTGAAGACCGACGACGGGCGCACCACTGTATATATACGCAACAAATACATCCTGCAGAAAAACGGAAACTTCCGCTTCATCCCGACGTACAACGAGGTGAACGCCGAGGGACAGAAGAAGCCGGAGGCGGTGTACCTGAGTTTTTTCTACCGCGTGGCCAAGACCGGACGGCTGACCATCAAGTTCGAGGGGCTGGACAAGACCGGCTTCGAGAACTTCAACGAGTTCGCCTACGACGGCGAGCTGGCGGTGACGGACGGCTACCAGGTGTTCAACCACAGCGGGCTGTGGAACGGCACGGGCGACTTTAAGCTGTCGTTCACAGGCGAGATATACCTGTACATGCTGGTGCTGAGTACCGACCGCGCCGAAGCCCTGGCCTACAAGTACAAGACCCTGTTCGAGCAGTCCGAGAAGCTGGTTAAGATAGCTGCGGCCAACTTCGACAAGGACGGCAACGTCATTGAAAGTTCTCAAATCGTCACCACGGCCAAGTACAACGAGATGATGTCGCAGTATTTCGACGAGGACGGCGTGCTAAAAAACAAGGCCGGTCTGGTGACGACCGCGATGGCCAACAAACTGTACGCCTTCGATGCCGACGGAAAGATTGTGTCCATGATAGACCAGACCGCTTCCGACATCAGAATATCAGCGGCTAACATATCGTTGGAGGGGCTTGTGACGGCGAACGACAATTTTAAGATACTTGAGGACGGCAGCATAGAAACCAACAACGCGAAACTGAGAGGCTACATGTATTCCGTGTTCAAGCCGATAAGAAGCAGCGACGCGACAGAATTGGGGTATAATGAGACGACAGACAATGTGGAATACCGGTTGAATACTAATATATTTGTCGACGCCACCTTTAACGGAGTCGTGCTGCCCGTATCGGTAGACTACGAAGGGGCGAGGGTGATCATAATGGATTCCCATTTTGTCAAGACGCGCACGATAACCCCGCCCACCACGATAAGGACGGAAGACGGCAGCCCGATATTCAGCGGGCTGTTCTATCAAAGCCGTGACGCGACTGAACATTATGACCAATTCGATGCGGAAATCATGGAAATTGACAGCGGGACGATAGAGCTGGTGCTCCAGAACTGTCCCGAATATGACGAGGAAACCGGAGAGGTTGTCTCATACAACCTGCGGTGGATACTCATAAACAACAGTTGCCAGCATCTGAGCTGGACAAGGAGAGGCGAGACTTACGAATACCGATATAATGCATGGTAATATGGCAAAATTGAATTTCAAGGAGTTTACGGTGCCGGCCGGCATAAGCGGGCGGAGCAGCCGTACAGGCGATGCGAGGGAAAGCCTTGCAGACCTGATTTATCTGAACGTGAACGGCATCCGCGCCCATGCGCTGGCGATGAAGATATACAGGAGCGCTGGCGCGGAGGAATACGACCGTTCCGAAGTGTCACTGATAACAAGAATCGCAAACGAGTATTGCACGCCGGCCTTCATCGACGGGCTGCGCGCACAACTGGAGAAAGGAGTCGGCCATGAAAGCGATATATAACAAGGTAATACCCTTTAAGGGCTACAAATGCGTGAACCTTTTCGGCGTGCTGTTCGTGCGCGAGGGTTGCACGATGAGAGCGGAGGACTACAACCACGAGGCCATCCACACGGCGCAGATGAAGGAGCTGCTTTATGTGCCGTTCTATCTGCTGTACGTGCTGGAATGGCTGTGGCATTTAGTGCGGCTGCGTGATACGAAGGCGGCCTACCGGTCAACCAGCTTCGAACGGGAGGCCTACGCCCACCAGTCCAATGCGGATTATCTGAAGACAAGAAAGAAGTTTAACCAGTATAAAATGCAATAATATGGCCATATCACAGGAAGACATACAGCAGGTGCTCAACGCCATCAAGGCGGAGAGCCAGGGCGTGCAGGAACTGGAAACGGTATCCTCGCTGAACGGGGTGAACTCCCTTCCCGGCGTAAAAGGGGATGAACTGGTCAACGTTCCGATGACGCTGCTCCAGAAGCCCGCCACGGATGCGGCTGCTGCGGCCAACTCCGCCGCGCAGGCCGCCAACACGGCCGCCCAGACAGCCAATGCGGCGGCCAGTACGGCCACGGAAGCCAAGAATGCCGCCAATTCCGCAGCTTCCACAGCCAACGAGGCGGCGGGCAAGGCCCAGCAGGCCGCCGCACAGTACGAGAACACGGCCAGGGCCGCCATGAACGGCGCTTCGGCCCGTTTCTCCGGCTTTGTGGACAGTGGCACCATACAGGCCGCGTCCTCCATCCAAGGAGGGGGAACCGTGGTATATGTAAAGAGCCAAAAGATGTTCGCCTACAGCGTGGGCGGCCAGCTTTACAACAACTGGACTGTGACCGGCGTCCCGTCTTCGGATCTGTTCCTGGACGGCACGCGCAGTGCGGTACTGAAGGACAAGGTCTATATCTGCGGCGACACGCTGTATGTGTGGAGCGACGAAGAGGGTGACCTGGTAAAGGCCAGCGGCGGCGGGAGCGGCAGCGGCTTCTACAACGTGACGCTGCTTCATCCGCTGGAAACAGGCTACTACACGCTGGAAACGGCAGTGGCCGCGCTGTCTGCGGCGGAGATAGACGAGGAGGCGAAGCCCGGCATGGTGATAACCTTCGAGGCATCCGCCGGCAAGTGGCTCGACTACCGTTTCGAGGGTACGGACATCTCGTCCTTCCTGACGGCTTCGGCATGGAACCGTTACGGAGGCGGCGACGCGATCAAGAAAATCCGGGTGACGAAAGGCACGGCCACGGAAGACCTTGCCCCCGACGGGCAGGGTGTGGCGAACCTGGATATCCCGGTGGTGGAGGTCGACCAGTCGGTGAACGAGAACTCGACGAACCCGGTCAGCGGCAAGGGCGTGGCGGCCAAGATAAACGAGAAGGCCTCCACCTACGGCACCGCCCTGCAGCTCAATGAAATCGGCGAGGGCACGGACAAGGCCTATTCTCTCTCCCTGCTGAACGAGGCCGGGGAGGTCATCAGCACGAGCGACATGTTCACCGGCGGCGGTGGCGGCACGGTGGCCACGACAAAGGTCGTGCTGACGCGCGTCACCCCGAACAAGACCGTCAAGGCCGGCGACGAGGTGAAACTGACCTACACCTACGACCAGACGGACACCACGACGGGCGAGAGCACAGGCAACCCCGGCCGTGTGACCGTGACCGTCACTCAGGGCGCGAACACCAGCACGCTGACGCAGACCATATCCGCAGGCAGCACGAACACGGTGGACGTGACGAAGTATATGGGTGTGGGCACCAATACCGTGAGGGTGCGTGTGGAGGTCGGCGAAGGCGCGGAGATGCAGGTGGCCCAGGTAACGTGGAGCATCAACGTGGTGCAGCTGACCCTGAGCAGCTCTTTCAACATCGCCACGGCCATAACACGCGGCCAGACCCTCAGCATACCCTACGCCCTGAGCGGTGCCGGCACGAAGACCCTGCGCTGCTATGTGGACGGCA